AAATAAATTTTCTTTTGATTCTAAAAATCTTGTGGCTTCTGGAGAGTTAGGTACTCTTTTAATTGCAAGGTCACCAAAGCTACCTTGTAAATTATTAAAGAAATCACCAGACACACTACCATAAATTGTACCAGGTTCTGCTGATGTACCTGAAAAAAATAATCTATTTTGAAAAAATGCTGATGTCCTGGGAAAACCATTATCAACACTAAACGCACTTAATGACCAATCTTTAGTAGCATCTGTACTAATTATTTTACTAACTATTGTACCAGTAACTACAGTTGCAGAAGTAAATCCTGTTACTTTCATAATACCCTCAGAATAAATAGTTTCTGCTGATATTTGATAATCCATACCTCCAGAGCTATCTACTTCAGCAATAGAACTATAATCAACTCTAATTAAAGTTGTAGGCCCCTCTGTTAAAGGTGAATTAAATATAAAGTTTTTATTTGCTGTACCAGTAGTATCAAACTCTGCAAACACATCAAAGCTTACACCATTGTCTATGGACCTCATAACTTTTACAACACCTGTCCAACTAGAAGATGTTTCAAATTTCCAATCAGAAAAAGATACATCAAGTGCAGTTTCTGATGTACTACTTCCTGTTTTGTTTTCTCCTGTAACACGTTTAGTTGCACCCTCTCTAGGATGACGTACTTTAATAAAAGTTTCTTTTCCTGAATCATCCATTGTATTTGTAAATAAATCAGCACTAGCGGTAAGAGTTGCACTACCACCTACAGTTAATGTTCCTGATGGTGTTATTGTTGTAGATGTAGTATTCTCATCAAGAAAAGGAGGATAGATAAAATCTATTGGTGATATAGCAAATTGAGGAGCAGTAGAAGTCCTTTGTAATTGTTGTGGAGGATGATTAGGATGTGTAAGAATTAATGTATCAAATCTTGATATAAATTGTATATCTCTAATCTCTGCTTGAAGATATGGTACTGTACCACTAACAGCATAACTTGTACCAGCAGAATCAAATACTCTAGCGTAGTTATTACCAATTTCTACTATATAAACTACATCACTTGAAAATTCAAAAGGTATTAATCTAGCAGCTGCACTACCATTGCCATTATTTGTTTTAGCTATAAACTGTGTTCCTGGTCTTCTTTCTATTCCTCCCTGAGGAAGTATAGTAAAGTTTTCTAAATGACTAACACCTTTTTTATATATTTGTAAATCTGTACGGCCATCCATATTAGGAGATAGCTCACCAGAATTAAAAGCTGTTGTATAAGCTATAGCCATTAAAACCTCGGTGTATCTTCATATCTTGATAAAAGCATTTCGCTTTCTGGTTGACTATAATCACTACTTTCAAAAGTATCTATACTTCTTGCGTATGGTAGGACCACTTGTTCTAATTCTTTTAATATAGAGTTTTCTATCTTATCATCAAGTTGCATTGGATATGCTAACTTCAAAGCTAGTTTTAGTATTACTACTTGTGCAGCTAAAGAATCTAAATGTGTAATATCTCTTGGAACAGCTGCATATTTAATATAAATCTTTTCTGTATCACACAGAATATTTTTACCCTCAATAACATATTTTAATCTATCATTATAACCATTGTCATTATCAAATACATCTATAACTCTAATACAATCATTAGGTAATAAGAATGCAAACTTATATTCAAAAGTTGGTGCATCACTTAACTTAACAGGTATGGCTCTTTTTTTACAGGAGTTAAAAGGATATACTCTAATTGATTCTTCTAATGCTTGATCAAAGAATACATTACATAAAGATGCACTTCGTATATGTGCGTCTGTTGAAGTAGATGATGTATCTAGTGAAGCAATCATATCAGCTCCTACTTTTAAAAGTGCTTGATTGCAAATATCTATTTTTGTAAGGGCCATATTTCTCCTAATAAAAGGTAGGACTTACACTAAACGAGAAGGATGTTTAGATGCCTACTGAATTACTTGTTATACACCAACGTAGTAAAAGATTTGACCAGTACAAGTGATTGATCCACTTACTGTATTTGAGTCACTTACTACAGCAGTTACAAGACCTATTCCTGTAGCAGCTACAGGTGCTTGATCCCACCCTGTGTGTTTTTGAACAGCACCAGAGTTTATAGCACCGATAGAATCGTGTGTTCCGATTTGTACATCATCAATAAAGAAATTGATTCTTGTACTACTATCGCTACCTAAAGCACCACTAGTTTGTAAAGTTGCATTAAGAACAACTGCACCTACTGGCAATACTGTTAAGTTGAATGTGTCTTGAGCAGCAGCAGCTGATACAAAGTCAAACTTTGCAGTTTTAATTTCAACTGCATTAGTGTTTGAGTCAAACAACTTTTGCGTACCATCTTTGGCTGTACTTGCAGTAATGGATGTATTAGACCCATATACTTCAGTAATCTGTGTTGAATTTGTTGCCATTTAATTATCCCCCTTAGTCAGATGCGTCAGCACCAGATTCTTTAACACCGATTTGAACAACTTTCTTTTCTTCCATACGAACAGCACCTGTTCTCATGCAAGAGTAAGCATAGTAGTTAAATCTCTTATCGTCACGCTTGCTAATCTCTGTTTGAATTGAGGGATTAGTAACTTGACGCACGGCAGAACGAGTATATGCAACACAAGCTCTCTTACCAGCAGTAGTTGATCCACCACTTGCTGCAACAGGAAGATCGTCAGATGCTCCCCAAGAAAGGTTTGCGATATGGTTTGTTCCGTCAGCATCATTTGCATCATTTACAAATGGAAGCTGATTAGACTTGATGATTTCGAATCCAAAGAATGTATTCATATCACCACTAACTAAAGACTTAATATTATTGAAGTCAATAGAAGCAACAGTTGTATTAGTCAATAAGTCTTGTAAAGCTTTAGGACTAACAGCAAGATATGGTTTGTTTAATGGATCAGAAAGATCAACACCATTAGTTTCCATAATCTCTCTTGCTTCAGCAATCTTATCAATAGTAAGACCTTCGTTGTTGTGAGCAATTTTATTAGCAGCAGCTAAAGATGCAGTACCACTTCCTGTTTTACCAGTTTGTGCAGTACCAAATAATCCTTTTAAGAACTCAATGTCATACTTACGCATAAGTGCAGTTACTTGTTGCTGAACATATTCTGATTCAGGATTTACAAGCATTTGAACTTTATCGAACTTATCTAACATTAATCCAACGTCATACGCAGTAGCAACTACTCTACGTCTGTCGTGAGATATGTCATTTTCAGGAGAATCAGCATAGCGAGAAGTAACCTCGTCAGCAATAACTGATCCTAACTGATCGTAATATTTTTCTTCACCTTCGATAGATTCTTCGAGGTGAGTGCCTTTAAATTTACCACCGATTGTTTGAGTAAGTAAATCTAGAGTAGCACCATACTGCTTTACGAATGCAGTTGTTATACTAGTTGAAGCCATTTTATATCTCCTTTTTTAAATAATTGGCTAATTAATTTACACGACTAATCGGCTCTGATTATCTCCAAAAGGAGGTCTTGCCTGCCAGTTTACGTCTGGTTTGACGATAACTTACAGAGGTCTTGAAAAGGTTATCTCTTTCGTTAAAAAAATTTGTACTAAAAGTAAAATATATATGTCAAGACAAATTATAAAAAATTATTTTTCTTCTCTTTTAAACTTTTCTTTATACAAATAATCCATTTTTTCTCTAATATGAGTAGGTATTGGTGTTCCTGTTTTAAGATATTCTACTACCTCTTGTTCAACATCAAACAGTTGATCATTAATACCAGCTAGTGTTTTAGTTTGTAAATGTCCTATTTCTGGATCATCAGCAAATCTGTTTGCAATATTGCCAAGAGTAATAGCTAATGTTGGCTCATTTAATATACCTGATTGCTTAGCCCACTCGATATGTTCATCTTCCATACCATTATTTCTTAACAAACCCTCAATGCTTTTAGTCATACCATTATAGGATTCACCCCAGGCTTTTTTTAGCTCGTCAGTTTTTTGTTGTTCAGCTGCTTCAAAAGCTTGTTTAGTTTCTAAAGTTGTATTAGCTGCTCTTTCTAAATACCAATCAACTAATCCCTCTGCCTGATCTGCACTTGCACCTAATTTAAATATTTCTTTTTTGAAATCTTCAATAGCAGTTGCATATGAACCGGCAGCTTCTTCACCAACTATGTCAGCAAAATCCTGGTTAATACTAAAATCATATCCCTCTACATTTTCAGGTCTACCCATCTTTTTATAAAAAGCATCCCACTCTTCTTCTGAAGCATCTGACTTTGGAATATCACCTTTTTTACCAGCAAAACTTTGTAGCTCTTTAATATACTGACCTACTTCGGTTGCATTTTTGCCTTGTAAGTTTTTCCAAAAACCAGCTCCCTTTACATCTTCATCATCTATTTGTTCTAACATAGAATCAACAAATGCAATTGAACCGGCATCTTGTTCTGTGGTTTCTTCAACAGGTGTTTCTACTACTTCTTCAGTAGACTCTACTACTTCTTCTTCACTCATTAGTGTCCTCCTCTATGGGTTTCATATTTATTTGATTTTTAATTCCTAATATAACATTTCTTAATGCGTTCATCTTTGCTTCTATTACAGGATCATTGTATTCTGTTTGATCTTGCCATTTACAAACACCTATTAGAAACTTCATAACTAATATCGCATTATTGTTTGATGGATCGAAAAGGTCTACAAAAGCTTTTCTAGTTTCTTCTGATAAATCCCTCTCGTTATCCCACTCAAAATCGTAGGTAACTTTATCTATTATGTCCATTATTGTTGTTCTACTCCTAGTTGTTCCATTAATGCAGCTGCACCACTACCTCCCTCAGGGGATTTAGTAGTTTTAGAATATAAGTCGCCCATAGCTTGAGCTTCTTTCATCTGGGCCATCTGTTGTGATTGAGCAGCTTGTGCTTCTCTTCTTTGAGCAACTTCTTCTTCAGAAGCTTGTAAAGATATTGGAACCATATTTACTTCTTGTATAAATCTAGCTGTTTCATCAGCATTTATATTATCAAGTATCTCTGGTTTAAATTGTGCAATTTGCATCATTTGTTGCATAGCAGTCATTGTTCCAAACAATTCTATTTGTCTTGATGCTATAGATGCTTTACCTACTAAATCAAACTCCAGGTCAGCACCAGATAATTCTTCAATCTCTAATTCTTTAAACATATTAGCTCGTAACATAATAGCAAATGCTCTTTCTAATGCTGGTGTTACAAAA